CTCGCCACCTTCCTTGAGCTCTTCAGGCAGCATCTGCCCGCCGACCTCGATCATCGACATGTCGCGGAAGTCGGGCAGGTTCTCCTGCCGGGCCAGGGGCTGCCAGGTCTGGCGCTCCTCGCCATAGGCCGCCTTCAGCGTCACGCGCTGGATGCTGGTCAGCAGCAGCGGGAAGTCGGTGGTGGAATGCATGGCGCGACCGGCCAGCTCCTCCTTGCTCATGCCGCGGGTGTTGACGCCGGAGCGCTCGACGCACTCGCGAGCCATGTCCAGCAGGGTGGTGCCGCGATACTCGCGGGCGCCGCCGTCGTCCCAGCCCTTGAAGCCGCTGCGGGCCTCCAGGGCGTCGAGCATCGCAGCAGCGCGCTTCTCGCCGTGGTCCTCGGTCACCTCAACGCGGCTGCCCATGGTCTTGGGCTGGCCGGCGTGGGCTTTCGCAGAGAAGGCGTCGATGATCGCAGCGCGAGCAGCGTCGATCGGGGTGCCGTCAGCGATCAGCTGCTGGCCGAACTCAGGATCAAGGCCAGCCTTGCGGCAGGCGTCCATGATGTCGGTCGCGCGGCGGCGCTCACCAGCGCGCACAGCTTCCACGTCCACTGCAGGAGCAGCAGCGCGGGTTTCGACTTGGGTCTCAGTGGTCACCGCTGCCTCAGCCCCACGGGCTTCAGCAGGGGCTTCCTGCATGCGGGTTTCATCCATGGGGCTGTCCTTTGAAAGATCAGTCTCGGGGTTCATGATAAGCGGCTCTTCCGAGCGCACTTGGGCTGCGGCATCTGCCGGGATCGGCACGAGCGATAGCTCGTACGGCTCCCAGTCGACGGCGCGCTCCACCGGCACCTGGCCGCTGTCATCGCGCTCCGTCCTGTGCTTGCGGTAGCCCACGCTGATGTTGCGCAGGATCCCATCGCGCACGTCCTGGAAGATCGGTTCGACTTCAGCGCGCTTGCTGAAGCGCACCGTGGCGCGGCCTTCATTGCCGCTCAGCCATGCGCGCTCAACAACACCCAGCACACTGCGCAGGCTGAAGTTCTCGTGTGAATCGAGCAGCGGTGCGCCCTTGTTCAGGCGATCCAGTCGCACTGCATCAGGCGACAAGCTCAGCTCTTCGATGTAGTCGCCACGCGCCCAGTCGCTGCGCTTCACCTGCGAGCCGGTTGTCCACACCACGTCGACGGTGCGCTCATCCACGTTCACCGTGTCGGGCGCAAACATCGCCCGCGTCTGCAGCAGATCAGTGCTCATCGTTCGTTCACGCATGGGAAAAGTCTATGGGGGAGGCCCTGCCGGGGCGGGCTTGGGCGGTGGCGTCGCCTCTGTCGGGGGCTCACCGGTGGGCGGAAGCTCGGTGCCAACGGGTCGCGCCTGGGACAGGCCGGATGCGCTCACCTTTCGCGGATCGGTGTCGAGCACAATGCCGGCCTTGTCGACCGCTGCGTTCCACTCGCGGTACTGCTCGATCACGTCCTCGGGCTCCAGGCCCTCTTCGCGGATCGCTTCCTGCGGCGGCAGCAGGCCCGCTCGCATCTTGCTGATCGTCGTCTTGCTGTCGGCGGCTGGGTCGTAGGGCTGCGGCGGCGGCGGCGTCCAGTCAGGCGTCAGGCCATCGGTCAGGATGCCGGCCATGCTCGCAGCGCGGGCCCACCATGCCCAGATGCGGTTGAACGCTGGCAGCCAGATCTGCTGCTGTTCGCTCACCGTTTGCTTGTTGAAGCTCTGCCAGCCCAGGCGACCGGCTGAGAAGTTGGTGCCTACGAAATCACCAGTCAGCAACTCATAGGGCACGTTGCAGCCCATGGCAATCCTGAGCAGGTAGATCCGCATGATCTGGTCGATCTCGCCCACGCTCGGCGGCGAGCTGAAGCGAATGTCCTGGCCAGGCCCCAGGCGCACCATCGCGCCGGGCTCCAGCCGATCGCTCACGTCTGACTTCTGATCGCCCGCGCCATCGACGTCCACGATCACGCCGGTCATGCACGCCCACACCTTCTGCTTCAACAGCTGCGCGTCCATGTAGTCGTCCAGGTCGCGCAGCGTGATCATCACCGGCGCCAGCATCGGCACACCGCGCGTCTGCTGCGCACGGTCGTCGCTGAAGATGTGGATGATCTGATCCGCCGGCACGCGGTTGCTCACGGGCGACACCACCCGCGTCATCGCTTCGCCTGGGTGGTTGTTGTAGAGCCAGTAGCTGACGATCGTGCCGTCGGCGTCGTACTCGATGCCGCGCCGCGTCCAGCCGCCATCAGGCGTGCCTGCTGCATCGATGCCGTCGTGATCCTCTGCGATCCAGTCCGGCTCCAGCACCTGGATCTGCAGCGGGATCCGCAGGCCCAGCCGCTGCATCTTCCTGCCAGTCGGCGCATGGAATCGGATCAGCACCTCGCCCGAGTCCTTCGCGCAGCGCGCAGCCTTCGCCATCAGCCGGTCGAAGTTGGCGCGGCCCTCGTAGTCGCATTGCAGCGGATCCGCCGCCCAGGCCCTGAACTCATCCGTGGCGCGCTGGCCTCGGGCGCCGCCATTGCGGCGGCCGGCCTTGGCCTTGAAGCTCCAGCCGTGACCAATCAGCGCCGTCTCCCACAGCCGCACCGCACGCTGCGCATAGGGGTTGTTGCGCACCAGATCACGCGAGCGGTCGCGCATCGACGCGAACCCCACCGCCGACGCTGCATCAGCGCTGCTGCCAGGCGTTGTCCAGTTCTCCACCCGCCGGCCACGGGCCGCGGCGTCATACCGGCGCAGCTGCCCCAGCTGCAGACGCGCCGCCTGACGCTTCACCGCAGCGCGCGGCGCGAAGACGGAGATCAGCTGATCGAGTGCGTTCATTCGTAGTCACGCGCCGTGGTGATGTAGACCTTGCGCATCGGCGACGCCTGGTTCACCTGAGCGGCGATCAACGCCCGCGCCTTCAGCAGATCACCCATGCTTTGGTAGGTGACCTCCTTGTCGTCGTACCTGACCTTCAGGTAGCCACCGGCGATTGCTTCCTCGATGGCGGTCAGATGCGCCTGCGTGAATGTGCTCATCCGGGCCACCTCCTTGGGTTCATGCTACTCAGTCCCAAAAGCTGCTCCGCCTTGTCTGCGGTTGCTCTCGCGGGCTCTCATCATCGCGCTGCACCGGCGCTGCAACCGGCGCTGGTGCGCTCGGCTCGCCGCCGCCTTCCGCCGCCCATCGCTCATCACTCCAGCGGTCTGCGCCGACCAGCGCCGCCGCCGCCCTTGCGTAGACCCTGCAGTCCAGAGCTTCGTTCCTCGGCCGCGTCTTGACCCACTCGAACCGTGGGTAGCCGCGCCGGTCGATCGTGTTCTCCAGGCGCTCCGCCGTCAGCTGCTGGAAATACTCCTGCCCGTACTGCGGGAAGTGCGCCCAGCCGTGCGGCAGGCCCTCGGCCGCATCCTCCGGCGGCCGCCGACGCAGCCAGCCGTAGAGCTCCGACTTCGCCGTCGAGGTGCCCACCGGCCAGATCTTCACTCCACCCCGCAGCGCCTTGCCGTTGCGCAGCACCTCCACCCTGGAGGGGGTGCCGATCACGCTCACCTGCGACTCCACACCCTTCACCGCGATCACCCTGTTGCCGGCCTGCCCGCGCACCCAGCGCTTCACCTCCTCGGTGCGGTAGCCGGTGTCGATTGCCGTCATTCGGATCGGCAGCCGCTGGCCATCGCCGCGGCCGAACTCCGAGCGCACGAACTTCGTCAGCTCCTTCCACACCGCAGCGTCCGCCGTGTCGCCGGCCAGCACCTGGTAGTCCAGGCTCCAGCTCTCCAGCCCAGGGCCCCAGCCAACCACCTCCAGCTCGAGGCGATCCTTCTGCACGTCCACGCCGCAGGTGATAAACACCACGCCGTCCGGCACCGTGCCGATCTGGTAGAGCTCCCGCCGGTTGTAGAGCGCCTCCCAGTCCGGCGCCTCGCCGTCGTCGTTGTAGGGCAGCGCCAGCACCGTGTTCACGAACGGCTGCATCAGCGCCGGGTTGTCCTCCGCCTTGGCGAAGGCCTTCACCGCATCGTCCCAGCTGTACCAGCCGAGCGGCGCATAGAGCGCTGAGCAGTGATACCCCTGTACTGTCCGCTCAGGGAACGCCGGATCCCACCAGTCGTCGTCGAACACGTCCGGGTCGTACCACCAGGCCTTCGCGTCCTCGCTGATGCCCTCGCCGCAGCCTTCGCAGATCAGCACCGGCGGCTGCGTCAGCCGGTCCGGCAGGCCCGGATCCTTCGGGTCCCATCGCATCCGTTCCCACTCGATCGTCTGCCGGTGGCCGCAATGCGGACAGGGCAGCTTCAAATACTGCTGGTTGCTCAGCTCCCACTTCGCCCAGATCGCGCTGGTGCCGGCGCGCCCTGGCGTGCTGGTCCAGGCCATCTTCTTGCGCGGGCCGAACGTCCTAGTGCGGGCCTCCACGATCGCCAGCGGGTTGCCCTCCTCATCCACGTCCAGCGGCCACCGGTCGATCTCATCACCGCCGAGGTAGCGGATCGGCATCGACGCCAGGCCGCTTGCAGCGTTGGCCCCGCCGAGGATCAGGAACCCGCCGCTGAACTCCTTCATCAGCTGCGTGTTGCCGCTGTCGCGCTCACGCGGCGCCTTCACCTTCTCCGTCAGGCTCGGCGTCGCCTCGATCATCGGCGCGATCCGCATCTTGCTGTAGCGCTTCGCCAGGTCGATCGTCGGCTGCACGAACAGCGACGGCCCCGGCGCGATGTCCATCACGTAGCCGGTCCAGTTGTTCAGGGCTTCGCTCTTGCCCATCTGCGACCCGAACACCAGCACCACCTCCTGCACCTTGCTCGTCGCGCTCAGGTCGTCCATCGCCCGCCGCAGATACGGCGTCCGGCTGGTGCGCCATTGACCATGCTCCGCCGACGCCTTCGGGCTCAGCACGCGCCGCTGGTCCGCCCACTGGCTCACCGTCAGCAGCGGGTCTGGCCGCAGGCCTTCCCAGAACGCTGCGATGCAGCTGTCAGCGGTCGCCAGCGCCATCCGCCAATCCCTCCAACGCCTTCACCTGGTAACGCTCGATCACCAGCAGCACCTCGGCGCGCTGCTCCGCCGACAGGCCGCCGGCGACTTTCGCGATCTCACCGATCATCTGCGGGCCGATGCGCAGCACAGCATCGCGCACACGCCGCCCGGCCTCGAACTGCTGACGCCGCACCTCATCGGCTCGCACCAACTGGCCGCTGCGCTCTTCGTACTCGAGCGCCAGCAGCTTCGCTTGGTAGCCGGCCTTGATCGTCTGCGCCTGGTTCATCGACGGGCCGCGATACCCGCCGCCGCCATCGCTGTCGCCGCCGCCGTTCAGCTGCCGTTGCCGGCCCGCCTTGATCGCTTCGCTGTGCCGCTTCTGTGGCGCCGTGTTCTTGCCCCACTCGCGGTTCGCAACCTCAGGGTCGATCCACCATCCAGGCCGTCCCGATTGCCCCGGAGTCTCGTCAGCTGAGCGCTTCTTTGCGCCCGCCTTGATCCGGCCTTCGGCAATCGCCTTTCGCACCGCCTGGACCGACACGTCCAGCTGCTCGGCGTACTCAGCGAGCTTTACCCATGTCATTAGCTGGGAAGCAGCTCCACGAAGTAGCCGGCGTCCACCAGCTTGCGCGCCAGACCCGGCGGTGGCGTCAACAGTTGGATCGGCGTCTCCTGCGGCGTCATCCCCTGCACCAGCGTCACCAACTGGTCGATCAGCATCATCGTGTGGCCGCGGCCTTCGAGCATCTCGTCCACCGTCACCTCAGGCCCCTGCGCGCCAAATGCGATCCGCATCGGCCACGCCTGCACGTGACCGTTGGCGTCCCACTGGCAGCCATAGGTGATGCTCGCCACTTCAATCATCGAACCCCGCGACGAACGGCCGCCTCGTGTTGGCTGCTGCATCCTGCCAAGGCATGAGCACCAGGGTCCCAGGCGTCACCTTCATCACCGATTGCACGCGCTGCTCCGGCGTCGCATCAGCCCAGGTCCAGACCTCAACGTCCGGCCACGCCCACTCGCTCGCCGGTGCGCGCCGCACCAGGCCATGCACCTCGACCATGCCAGGTCCCGCCAGCGGCAGCACGTTCAGGCCCAGCCGTTCGCCGAGCGCTGCAGCCAGCAACCGCCCAGCCGCATCAGCACCATGCACACCGGCGCGATCACGCCAGCGGCACTGCGCCGCGATCAGATCAACCGCCGCATCGAAGCCGGCCCAGGTGAGCTGCAGCAGCGGGGGGCGGGCCGCCATGTCAGGCGGCCCCCTGTGTCAGATCACTTGCGGGTGACTTTCGGGGCGTAGGTGTAGGGGAGGGATGTCTTCTTGAAGCGCTTGTTGGCCTGCTGCATCTTGTAGCGAGCCTGGGCCTTGCGCCCAGCAGCCACGCTGCTGCCCCCAGATCCGCGGCCGCCGCCGCCTCGTCCACCTGCTCCAGCCATGGTTGCTCCATAGATCTGCACGTCATTTTAGGCCAGCTCTGGTGTCTCAGCGAACGTGTACCGCCAGCCCTGTCTTCGATACACAATCAGTCGATCTCCGTTCTCATCAAGCAAGGGGATGATCGTGTCGTCTTCAACAATCGAAGCGTGCGCGAATCTGCGGAAGCTGGTTGGCCCCAGGCTCTTGCAGAACAGATCATCGTTCCACATGATGTCCCAGAAGCTGTTCGCTGTCTGCTTCGGCAGACGGCCATCAGGCAGTGGCGTCACGATCGCCCGGTAGTGCTTTGCCCGCTTGTGGCGCAGCGGCTCCGACCAGTCCAACTCAGGCAGCGGCGACAGGATCGATTGCGCATGCTCGCGCGTGATCACCAGATACTCATCCTCGTCCGCATCATCGAGGCCAGGGTCAATCTCGTTCACCAGCTGGTGCCAGTACGGCATCGGCCTCTCGTAGACCTCGTGCCACGGATCGAAGAACCGCGTCGGCTCCTCGTACTCCGTGCTGAACACCTCCAGGCCGATGCCCTTCGCGTAGGCCATCGCAGCCGCAGCGTGCGCCTTGTCCGCCTTGCTGCCCTTCTCGCCGCAGGTGCGGATGAACTGCTCACCCAGCCGGCTGCGCGCCTTGTCGTCCAGGTTGCCCTTGAAGCTCTTGCTGAAGTACGGCACCTGGATCCACACGCCCCACACGCCAGCCGCCTTCAGCTGATCGAGCAGCGGCTCAAACTTCGGCAGCCAATCCACCGTCAGCGGGTTCACGCCCACCGTCACCACATGCCCGGCCTCGATCAGCTGCTGCACCAGCTCCAGACGGCTGCCGATGCTCGGCGCATGCGGCTCCACCTGTCGGCGCACATCGTCATCCAGCATCGGGATGCTGATGTACCAGACCGCCCTCGGCGTCTCGCGCACCACACGATCCAGGATCGGACGGTGCGCCTTGTGCGCTCCTCTCGTCTGCCATGCCAGCGGGATGCCCAGCTCCACGCACATCTCCCAGATCGGCTCGAACTGCACCGCATTGGTGCCGGCGAACGGGTCCACATGGTTGCTCACCAGCATCGGCACCCGCGCCTGCAGCAGTCGCGCCTCACGGCTCCGCCGCTTGTGATGCTCAGCCAGTAGGCCCACGATCCCGCGAATGTCCGCGCGACGGTCGGGCTTGAACCAGTTTGCGAAGCAGTAGGTGCAGGCATGCCCGCACCAGTTCATACTCAGCTCCAGGCCAGCAGGACTGACCAGGAACTCCCCTGCGTAGGGGCGGATGCCGTCGCCGCTCACGAGTCAGCCTCCTTCAGCAGGTCTTCAACCAGCTTCCAGAATGCCGCCTTGTCGGTGCTGTAGCCCAACTCCGCCTTCGCGCGGCGCCACGTCATCAGCTCCTGCGGACTCAACACGATCGCCAGCGCAACGCCGCGATTGATCCCCTCATCTTCCTCCTCCGGCTCCTCTTCACCCTCGAACTCTCCGCCGAGCAGCTTCGTCAGCTCGTCACCGTCGAACCCCAGCAGGTCGAGGTCGAAGTCGCTGGCCTGGAGCATGTCGAGCTCCTGCGCCAGCAGCTCCTCATCCCAGCCCGCCTGCAGCGCCAGCTGGTTGTCGGCGATGACGTAGGCGCGCCGTTGCTCGGGCGTCAGGTGCCCCAGCACGATCACCGGCACCTCCTCCAGCCCCAGCTTCTGCGCTGCTGCCAGGCGGCCATGGCCGGCCACCAGCACATCGTCCGCATCCACCAGCAGCGGGCTGGTGAACCCGAACTCCATCATGCTCGCCGCGATGCGGTCCACCTGGCTGGCGCTGTGGGTGCGGCTGTTCCGCTCGTACTCCCTCACCCGCTCGATCGGCCACCGCTCGACCTTCTCAGGGATCTGCATCAACCCTTCCCGGGAACCCATGCCTTGTTCAATGCTGGCGCACCGCGGCGCACCTGGGTAGGCATCCCGGCACGGTTCACCAGGCGGATTACCTCCTCGGCCTCCATGCCAAGCCGCTTGCGGATCTGACGCTCCGGCACACCGTCATCCACCATCCGCCGCACGATGTCCGCCATCCGCACCACCGCATGGGTGCCACGGGCCCGGTTGTGCCGGATCGTGCTCATCATCCGGTGCACCGGGTCGAGGCCCACCTGCACCGTCGGCACCTGCCCGCCGGTCAATGCCGCCACCCGTGGGTCGGCGCTCACCGTCCAGCGGTGGAAGCCATCGACGATCTGGTGCATCCCCTGCTCATCCGCCGGCAGCACGCAGATCGGCTGCGTCCAGCCGTCTTCGAGGATCGAGGTGATCAGCAGCTCCAGCTCCGGCGACGCCACCACGTTCGGGTTGTAGTCGTTGCCGCGCAGCTTCTCGCGCGGCAGCCATCGCACGCGGCTCACCGGTTGCTCCTTCACCGTCACCGCTTCACCTCCAGCGCCTTCACCTGCTCGAACGTCAGCCCCGCCTTCGCCGCAGCCGTGATCGCCCGCTGCGTCAGCTGGCCCTTCTTCCGACCCTTCATGTCCCCGCGGCTCACCATCTGGCAGATGTACCGCCAGCTCAGACCCGACATCACATCGTCCTGCGTCTCGTGGATCGGCCGCGCCGTCTTCTTCCGGTGCATCTTGATCACCTGCGCCACGCTCCGCGCGATCTCCGCCCGCTCCTTCGCCGGGTACATCGCCAGCAGGCTTCGGCTCCAGTCCTGCCAGCTCATCCCCGGCGGCGGCTCGCTCAGTTTCGCCCCGTACAGGTCCGTCCTGGCGTAGCGCCCCGCTGTGCCCACGCCCTCCACCCGCCGCAGCATCCGCTCCCACAGCTCCGGCCAGCCCTGCGGATACTTCCACAGCCCGCCCAGCGGCTCCTCGCCGAACGGTGGCGTCACACGCTGCAGGCTCACGCTCGTGCCCATCAGCGCCTGCACGTCATAGGCCCGGTTGTAGTCCCAGCCCTCCCGGCTGGCGGCCACCCACACGTCCTCAGCCTTCCAGTCGTAGATCGGCTTGCAGTTGAAGTAGTACCCCCACCTCGGCTCCGCGATGTAGTTGTCCCGCACCTTCTTGGTCACCGTCTGCAGCCGTCGCACCGACTCCTGCGCACGGATCCCCGTCAGGTCCGCCACCGTCCCGCACTCCGGCCCAAACAGGCACGGACCCACCTCATCCACGCCCATGCCACGCCGGAACCGCGGCACGTCGCGCAGCGTTACCGCGCCCCTCGGCAGCGGCCTCACCCATCGGTCCCGTGCCGCCTCATCCCAGCACCACCACCAGGGCTCACCCCGGCTGCACGCATTCCGGTGTTGCACCGGCAGGCAGCACCACAGCAGCCGCAGATCATCCCTCCCTCGCACCCGCTCCACGTACTCCACCGTCTCCGGGTAGCAGGCCTCCTCATCCACGAAGTAGACGTCCAGCGGCAGCCGGCCGCGCTCCCTGGCCACCATCGCCGCCAGGTTCAACACCGTCGTGCTGTCCTTCCCGCCGCTGAAGCTCACCACCACCCGGTCGAACAGGTCGTAGATCCTCCGCAGCCGGTCCAGCGCAGCAGCCATCACATCCGCCTCGATGCTCGTGGGGCGCAGCGTCATCGCGTCTGCAGCTCCGGCCGCAGCGCTGCGCTCACGCCGCCCACCATCGTCTTGTTCAGCATTGGATGGCCCTGGTCCGTCGGCCCGCAGTCCGAGTCCGGGTGCCACGCCATCACCGTCAGCCCCGCATCCACCCCGGTCCTGAAGCAGTGCTCACCCTCCGGGTGGATCACGAACATCACCCCCGGCTGCAGCAGATGCCGCCCCTGGCGCGTCACGCACTCGCCGCGGCCGCGCACCACCATCCCGATCCGCACGCTCGGGTGCGTGTGCATCGTCTGCTGCGTCCCCATCGGAAACCACAGCCCGTTCAGGCACGGATCACCCAGCCGCACCGGCGGCACCAGCAGGCTGTCCGTGCAGCCGTCGATGTACCGCAGCCGGCCCCGCTCCTCGAGCGGCCCGCCGATCGTCATCATCCCCAGCCAACCCAGCGCGCTGATCACCATCCCCCGGCTCAGGTCCTGGCCCACCGGCCGCACCTCACACTTCCCCGGCGCCGACCCGTACATCCCGGCCGTCAGCACATGCGGCCACGCGCCGCTCTGTCGCACCGTCAGTGCGCCCTGGTGGCAGAACACGAAGTGCGTCGCGTCCTCACCCAGCACCAGCGCGCCATCGTCTACGCCCCACACCCGCACGCCCGGCAGCTCACGCAGCAGGCCATGCCCACCCCGCAGCTGCTCGAACGCCTCATCTCGCTCATCCATCCATCCACTCCCGGCACACCTGGACCAACGCCTCCGGCGTTCCCTCCAGGCCGTGCTTCTCCTTCGCCAGCCGCACCGCAGCCAGCACCACCTCTCGGTCGTCCCACAGCAGGTTGCACGAGAACACGTGCCGCTCCTCCACCTCGCCGCTCTCGGCGGTGGCGTCCTCCGGCCCGTCGTCCTCACCAGCGCCCGGCATCATGCCCAGCCCCGGCTGCTGCTCCGGCTCCGCCCGCTCATACCCCTGCGACAGCTGCTCGAACTGCCCCAGCTCCAGGCCGTCCTCCAGCCGCCGCAGCTCGTCGTCGCTGAAGCCCATGCTCGACAGATCGAAGTCGGCCGCCATCAGCCCGCGCAGCTCAGCATCCAGCTTGCTCAGGTCCCACCCGGCGTTCTCCGCCAGCTTGTTGTCCGCGATCACATAGGCCCGCCGCTGCTCCGGGCTCAGGTGGTCGAGCACCACCACCGGCACCTCAGCCATGCCGAGCGCCCGGGCCGCCGCCAGCCGGCCGTCTTCCGACAAGGCCATGGCATGGTAGGACACGAACCAGGCATCGCCGCCGTAGTGGGGCGCCAGCGCATCCATCAAGGCAGCGATACGACGCTTCTGGCCAACGTGCCCCGAACCACCGATCACGCCATTGGGGTTTGCAGCCGTGTTCACCACCAGCGCGTCAAGCGGCCACTGCGAGAGGTGTGTGAAGACAGCGGCCAGGGCCGCTTCCGTCTGACCCGAGAACACTCTGCCGAAAAAGGCGATATGGCTCGCCTCTCGGTCGGTCGTCTTTGCCGACAACGCCTCTGCCTTTGCCAGCGCTTCTCGTGCGGCCACGGGCTCGGCCTGCCGCAGCAGGATCTGCGCTTTGCCGGCATGGGCCATGGCAAAGCACGGGTCGGCCGCGATCGCCCGGTCGTAGGCCTCGATGGCACCGGGATAGAACGTCAGCGCTTTGCGACAACCCTCGACGTAGGCGTCCCGCGCGACGGTCGATGCGGTCGTAATGTCGAGTCCATAGAGATCCTTGAGCATGGGCTGTCACCTACGATGAATCGTCGCGCGAAGCGCGTCACCACTAACATTCCGTGGCGGCTCCATAAACCCGTGCAATGGCCGAACTCGCCGCACGGCGAGGCCTCAGTGAATATGACTGCCGCCGTTTACGTCGAGCGTGGTCCCCGTAATGTAGGCAGAGAGTTCAGATGCCAGGAACAGGCAGGCATTCGCGATATCCAGCGGCTTTCCGGCGCGACGCAAGGGAATGGTCGCGACGATTTCCATGAATCGTTCAGAACTCATGCCGTCCGAGTAGGCCACCGAGTTGACGGCCGAGCGCAGGGCCGCCACCGAGGCCACGTTGACGATGACACCGCCGCGCTGGGAGTCCATCACCGCCGCCGCCTCCTGCAAACTCCAGATCACGGCCTTCAGGCCCACGTCCAGCATGCGCTCCAGGGTCTCGGGGGCGATGTCAGGAATGGCCTGGTAGCGCACCCAGGCCGCGTTGTTGACCAGGATGTCGACCCCGCCGAAACGCTCCACGGCCGCGGGCACGATGCGCGCGCGGGCCTCGGGGTCCGAGAGGTCGGCCTGCACGCAGAGCACCTCGGCGCCCAGCGCCGCGATGCGGTCGGCGGTCTCGCGGAGCGATCCGGGCAGCTTGCCGTCGGGTTCCACCGTGCGCGCGGTGATCACGACCTTTGCGCCCTCGGCGGCGAAGCGGAACGCGATGGCCGCGCCGATGCCGCGGCTCGCGCCGGTCACGAGGGCCGTGCTCATGCCATCACCTCCGCCAGGCCCTCCAGGCCCTCGGGCCCCGATACCTGGTGCAGCGTGGCGTCCCGCTTGATCCGCTTCACCAGGCCCGAGAGCACCCGGCCGGGGCCGAGCTCCACGAAGGTGTCCGCGCCCATGGCCACGGCGGTCTCCACGGCGTGCCCGAAGCGCACCGGTGATGTGAGCTGGTCGAGCAGCACGGGCCGCATGCGATCGGCCGGCTCCACCTGCGCGGTGGTGGTGGACAGGAACTGCGGCGACGGCGGCTGCGGGTCCCAGGCCTCGAGCGCCGGGGCCAGGCGCTCCGATGCCGGCTCCATGAGCGGGCTGTGGAACGCGCCCCCCACCTTGAGCTGCGTGGCCTTTATGCCGCGCTCGGCGGTGATGGCGAGCAGGCGCTCGATGCCCTGCACCGATCCGGACGCCACCACCTGGCCCGGACAGTTGTAGTTGGCGGGCCACACGTCGCCGGCCTCGGCGCAGAGCGACTCGGCCTCACCGTCGGAGAGCCCGAGGATCGCCGCCATGGTGCCGGGCCGGGCCTCGCCGGCCGCCTGCATGGCCGCGCCGCGCTCGCCCACCAGGCGCAGGGCGTCGCCGAAGCCGATCGACCCGCATGCCACCAGCGCCGAGAACTCGCCCAGCGAGTGACCCAGCGCCACGTCGGCGCGCAGGCCGTGATCGGTGGCCACGCGCAGGCAGGCCACGCTCATCGCCAGGATGGCCGGCTGGCACACGTCGGTGCGCACCAGGTCCTCTTCCGGGCCCTCGAAGATGATCTTCGTGATGTCGTAGCCCAGGGCGTCGTTGGCCTCGGCGAATGCGTCGGCGGCGGCCGGGAACGCCTCGGCGAGCTCGCGCCCCATGCCCACCTGCTGGGCGCCCTGGCCCGGGAAGAGCAGCGCGATCATGCGCGCGGCTCCCAGCGCACCAGCACGCTTCCCCACGTGAGCCCCGCGCCGAAGCCGACCATCAGCACCACGGCGCCATCGTCCAGCAGGCCCCGGTCACGGGCGTCGGCCATGGCCAGGGGAATGCTCGCCGACGAGGTGTTGCCCACCCGGTCGAGGTTCATCACCACCTTCTCGCGCGCGATTCCCATGCGCTCGGATGCGTGGTCGAGGATTCGCTCGTTGGCCTGGTGAGCCACCAGCAGGTCCACGTCGTCCATCGTCATCCCGGCCTCGTCGAGCAGGCGCTGGCTGCTCTCCACGAGGATGCGCGTGGCGAA